GCTTGGCCATGCCCTTGAGGGCACGCTATCTGCGGCTGAAGGGCTGTCCTTTTTGCGAACAGTTCGTGAGGAGATCAAGAAGATTGAAGAGTCCGTGATTGAGGGTGCCTCTGGCGGAGCTGACATCACGACCATGTTGAACAAGGTCAACACAGCTGCTCGGGTGCAGGAAGATGTCTTGGCCAGGAAGATCAAGGGCTCGCCGCAGAACAGGGAACTGGTGCGAAAGCTCATCTATCGCCTGACCAAGATGACGAGGGTCCCAATGGCAAAAAGTTCTACTAGGCTGTGAGATGGTCGAGGTCCAGCCAATAAGTGAGCCATCGAGGATAGTCATCCCAAGTAGGTCGTTGGTTGTCCCGACAAGAACGGGCATAGTCGATGGTTCACTTGAGAAGATCCTTGAGGGTGAGGATGCAACCAAGGTCTTAGCAAGCTTGGATGACTCTAGCCGTGACCTCTTCTGGCAACTGATCGATGAGCTGCGTGGGACGGATGATGCGACCATCCTAGAGCAGCTTTGGCGGGTGGACTACATCAAGCCACCACCAACCATCACAGAGTTTATCGATGACCCATACTGGCTGGGCAACGTGGCCAGGCCCAGTGAGGAAAACCAGGGCATCTTCCCAATCTGGCGTGACATCCTTGTCAGTGACTTTGACCTGGACTCAAAGGTTCACAACGTCGTGGTAACTGGGTCCTTGGGGATTGGGAAGACGTGGCTCAGCGTCTTGGTCTTGTTGTATCGCATCGTCTTAGCAAAGCTCCTGCTTAACCCGCAGAACTTCTTTGGCCTGTCAAAGGGCAACCAGATCTACTATACCATCCTGTCCATCACGCGTGAGCAGGTAGGCACGACGGCTTTTCAAGACGCGATCAACTTCATGACCTACAGCCCGTTCTTCTGCGAAGAGTGTGGGTTCGACCCAGAGTTGATCTACTCAAAGCAGCTGATCCCACTTGGCAACAGCATCTCGATCAATGCTGGTTCGAAGGGGTGGCACTTCATTGGCAAGAACGTCAAGGGCATCCTCTTTGACGAGGGTAACTTCCGGCTTGAGAACAAGCCCAACATGAAGGCCTACCAGCTTTTCAATGAGGCAAGGCAGCGGTTCAAGAGTCGCTTTCAGAAGAAGTCAACCTACCTTCCGGCCATCTCAATCTTGTCGTCATCAGCTGCTGATGAGTCATCCTTTACGGAGACGGTCATCAAGGAGATCGCGGCATCAGACGACCCCAACCAGAAGGTCTACCGCTCATCGGTCTACAAGGCCAGGGCCCACATGCTTGAAGACCTCGACAAGGACCGCTGGTTTAGGATCTCATACGGCCTGCGCAACGTTGAACCGACGATCCTCAGTGGGTGGTATGACATCGATGGCCATGCGATTGGCGATGAGAGGCACGAGGAGCCGGCCCCGGGCTGTTCTGTTGAGTTCGTCCCAGAGCGTTATTTTGTAGACTTTAAGCGTGACCCACGCAGCTCTATCCAAGCCATCAGCGGCATCTCTGTGGGTGGCACGCATAGGTTGTTCCCTTCGACCATGGACATTGAGATCTGCATCGATGCCGCGACAAAGGACGGGCTTGTCAACCCATGCAAGATCGAGCTGATGCCGATCTCGATGGAAGACAACAAGAACATCTGGGACTACCTTGACCACAACGCCTTCTTGACACTCCACCGCAGCCAGGTCATCCCCAAGCGGCACCCTGACATGCTGCGCTTCGTGCACATTGACCTTGCGACTGAGAGCATGGCAGGCGTTAGCATCTGCCACCTGGTTGGGCAGCGTGAGGTTGAGGATGTCAAGGATGGCATCCACTTCAAGGAATATCGCCTTGTTGTCGAGTATGACTTTATCTTGACCATCATTGCCGGTCAGCGCAGGCCAATCTCAATTGGCAAGATCTTCAACTTTATCTTCTGGCTCCGTGACAAGTGTGGGTTTCACTTTGGCATGGTGACCGCAGACCAGTGGCAATCGGTCATGCCACTAGAGACCCTTGAGTCGGCTGGGTTCAAGGTTGGCAACGTCTCACTTGACAGGACCAGCGCCCCTTATCACGAGTGGCGGCGTGGTTTCAACGAGCACAGGGTTCGGTGCTACAGGCAAAACCAGATGATCAAGGAGGCTGAAAACCTGCTTGACTTTGGCGACAAGGTTGAGATGCCTGAAGGTGGGTCGAAAGATACCACAGACTCAGCTGCCGGCGCCTATTGGAACGCGGTGAGCGAGTCACCAACAGGGGCAAAGCAGACAACGTCAACCCCACCGTCAATTTTTTCTGAGCGGGACCTGTCTGCCCAAGAGGTTGAGAAGCCACCGATTGAGATCCCAACGGTCGTCCAGTATCCAAAGGATGAGCGAGTTCACATCATCTAATCACTAGTTACCACTGTGGCAGATGCAGATGTCTTAGCGCAGGTCAAGCTCCTAGCCTACTCGATGTTCCAGGCAACCCCGAACTATGTCGTCAACGGGTATCCTGTCTGGGGACTGATGAGGCCAGTGATCTTTCCAGATCCGACAGACCAGGTCTTTACGATGACCATGGCTGGCCAGCGCCGGCTGGACCTCGTGTCCTACGTCTTTTACCAGGTGCCTGACCTGTGGCATATCATTGCCGAGGTCAATGGCCTTATAGACCCATTGGTGGGTGTCGCAGCTGGGTCTACGTTGAGGATCCCGCTCAAGTCAAGGCTAGCGACACTGGGGCTCTTAAGCTCATCAGTATCATCAACCCCTGTATCACCATGAGCTACATCACTGACAGCATGCTTCGCAGCATCTCAGACGTGCCAGTGTCACTTCCCACGACCAGGGTCACGGCCAACACGTGGCTGATCGTTGCAACCATCCAACTTTCTAGCGGGGTCACGGCCACGTTCAGTGACCTGCTGCTCCAGCTGGTTGACGCCATCGGTTCTGACGGGACGGTCTACAACCTCAGTGACACCTGCAACCCAGTGAACATTGGCCTGGTCAACTCGAACTACGGCCTAGCCTACATTGGGATTGTCCAGAACCTGACAAGCAGCTCACTTGACCCATCCCAACTTCAGTTCATCGGGACGCAAAATGACGTCTTGACGATCTCAACCCAAGGGGTGGTAACTCGGCCCGCTGCGGCTGCTCCATTGTCAATCACGGCCGCGGGGACCTACTCATTTGTGATCGTTAACAACTGCCAGGGCACGGCATCTCCGACCTGTGATCTAAGGCTCCTTGTCTCTGGTTCAATTCGGGTCTCATCAACATGAGTTTCGTCACGCAGGATGAGTTCAACGACATCGTGTCGTGGCCGATTGCGCTGCCGCATACCCAGGTCCAGGCAGGTGAAACGGTCATAGTTGCCACAAGGCAGTTGAACGCGGGCGATAAGCTCGACCTCTCATGGCTCGGCCTTCACCTGATCAACCTGACTCCCACTACAAGGTCGAGTGAGCTGGTCTACAGCTCACAGAGTTTCAACATCGTGACGGCCAGCGATGACTTCTTCAATGTTCAAGACGTGGGCGGCACGATCGTGTGGAGTTCAAGCCAGCAGGATACGATTACAAGCTACAACAGTCCTACATCTGTCAGTGTAACGACGTCAAGGACCATCACCCCGGCCTATTTTAACGTGGTTGGGAGTGCTCCAATCATGATCAACTCGAGCCTTGGGCCTGTCTATGTTGGGCTATACACGGCGCACTTTTTCAGGGTAAACCAACCTTCGGGCAACCCGATCTTTTACCTGACTTCTACCTTTCCAGGCGCCACGATCTTAGCCCCAAGGGCAAAGCGGATCATCTACGGGCCGGATGTCGTCTCGGTGGCCGTGTCCAACAACACGACCAACATTAACATGGTGGAGGTCTCAGTTAGTGGCCTGGCTAAGGTATATGTGTGACTGGAGATTTTAGACCATGTTTGAGTCAACCATCTTACTCACGGCCAATGACATCTTGACATGGGCAGCGTCAGCCAGCACCCTAGACCATGGGACCTTGGTCGGGGGTAACACGGCCCCAACTGGGACCGTGTTTGACTGGACAAACGTAGCACAGCGAGACGATCAACTTGCCTTGAGGGATGTGGCATTGGCCAATGCAATCGCCAACCTAGCGGCCGCCTTTGCCACCACCTGGGGAGCACCTGTGGCCTATTCAGCGCCTCCAGAACCTCAGGGGGTCACCATGCCACCAGAGTCAGTGACAGTCTCAGACCCTATTGGGCCCGTTATCCATGCAAGTCCTGTCTTGCCACCTAACTCAGCCTATGCAGCTGACACGGGCCTTCAGAGGCGTGATGTTTTGCTGGCGGCCGCCATCAACCAGCTAGCAGTTTTGTTGCCAGAGGCGACTGTCAGTTCTACGGCATTGCCAAGCGTCCCAAGCTTAACCGTGGCCTGGTCACTGGCCGAGGGTGCTCCACTTGGCCTGACAATCAACCCAATCCTGCCACTGGGTGTTCGTGCCATCAAAGACCCAGACAGGACCTCGGCCGATCGAGACAACCAGCTGGCCATCAACATCGCCCAGCTGTCCCAGCTCCTTCGAAATCCATTTGCAGTTGCAACTAGGATCGTTGTTCAAAGCGAGTCTGATCCACATGAGGCTGAAAGTTATGTCCTTGTCCATGAGGACTCAACCAACAAGATCTGGCAGGCTGAACCAGGCCTGCCTGGTAGGATGCGCGTTGCCTATAACAAGGCAAGTCAGACGCTGGCTTGGGCAGATGAAAATGCAATTGCCCCACTCCCATACGTTCAGCCTTATGCCCTCTTAGAGTCAAGCCCACCGGCCGCTGGGCCGGCCCAGATATTGACATCGCCTGATGGGCCAAAAGATGCGGAGTTTTGGCGTCAGAAGGCAACTGAGATAAACTGCCTTGATGTCAAAGAAGAGATGTCAATCTTGATGCCTAACCCTGGACTTTACTCCATAGGCGACCTTCAAGAGGACCGTGGAGATGCCATCTTTACAAGGCCTGGAACCATCTTGACGACCTTGACTAACAGTGAGACGTTGGCTGTTGGGAACGTGAGGGTGGCCATGCTTTTTACGCCGATAGCCGAGATCGTGGTGGATGGGGCCAAAGGATATGTTGAAAACTCGGTCGTGAATGGAGACTACCTTGGTTTTCCATTTACATCAGGGTCATCAGGTGAAACAAGTGGCACGCTAAGGTGGAGTTTGAAGCTTACGCCTGGTCCCTGGTCGATGGCCATCTACTACACCACCCTGTCTGGGACGGCGACGGAGTGGCCATTTTTGATCACGCTTGGTGATAGTGTCATCTCAAACCTTGGGATCACGTTTCCAGCTGTAGGGACTGTCATCTCTTCCAACTATTTTTTGACCTCTCAAGGTGGGACTGAGACCTTAGAGATGACACTCCCGGCAGGGTCTGGCAACCAGGTTCAGATCAACAAGATCGTCTTTACTCGCACGGCCAACTCGGAAAACTATACCTTGACAGCTATACTTGGCTCTGTTTCGAGTGGGGCCTTGGTCGATGCTGTCCCGGCTCAGTCAATTGAGGTCCAGTCATACCCATATCGGACTGATACCCTGTCATTTACGTTTGAGGTAGCGGCCGAGTTGACCAACCCTGGAATTCAACTGGTGTGGACGACATCCGATGATGTCACGAAGGTGACCCCACTTCGCATTGAGAGCATCGAGGTCATGTCCTACTCTTACCCTAGCCGGACTCATAACTCAGTCGGTTTTGAAGGGTGGTCTGGCGAGATGGCCGAGAGAGCGGCCAGGGCAGTCACCGCTAGTTTCTTTAAGGCATTTTCTCAGGTAATCGGCGCCAACCCGGACTTTGTGTTGATCAACCTTGACCTGGGCGAGGTTGTTGGCACGACGAGATACTGGACCCCAGTGACAACGGCCAGGTGGATAGACCTGTTGAAGGTGGTTGAGACAAGGTTCGGTTCGGCCTTCAGGACAGGCGGTCCAGGCGATGTTGGGCGGCCGGCCTTGGTGCCATTCGGGCTTCAGTTTGATGTTGAAAACTCAGTCAACTCACGGGCTGTCACCCTTAACGCAGAGGTAGTCAATGACCTCTACTTGGCCCGTGTGGTTGCAACCCAGCCTGATGTTAACTGTTATCCGGTCTTGGCCGCATATCAGCCATGGATGGCCACCATCGGGCTTCCTGTCATGGTCGAAGACTTTTGGGTTGAGGCCAACACCAGCCTGAAGCTCTTTACGATCACCGTTGATGTTGACCGTGTTAACGGGGCGGGTGTAATCGGAGGGTCAGTCAGTGGTGGAGGCAACTTTCCATATAGTGATCCTATCACCGTCTCTGCCACCACAACAACCATTGGGACATTCGTTGGCTGGTATGAAGGTGCGACTCGGGTTAGCACAAGTGAAGACTACTCATTCCAGGTAACTCGATCAAGGACGCTGTTGGCCAGGTTTACGGTGATTGACATCATCGTGTCGGCCAGTCCTTCAGGTGGAGGCGTTGTTACTGGAGGAGGATACTACGTTGGTGGAACTACCGTGGCCGTGACGGCGGCCCCGAACGCAAACTACGAGTTTAGCGGGTGGTATGTCGGGGCCAACGAGGTCAGCTCTGACGCATCCTACTCTTTTACGGCATCTGTCAGTGAGTCACTGGTGGCCCACTTTACGCCAACTGTTGACGTCTCTGTCATTGCGGAGCCTTCACTGGGTGGGACCTTTACCGGTGCCGGGCCTTATCCTCCAGAAACATCGGCGACCATGACGGCCACGGCCAATGCTGGGTATTCTTTCTCTGGGTGGTATAGCAGTGATGGGGTGTTGCTCTCCTTGTCATCATCCTACACGTTTACGGTCCACGTGGCCACGTCGCTTGTGGCCACATTCTCCGCCATCATCTACAGCATGATAATGAAGGTCCTTGTTGGGTCTGATGGCGCTAGCACGGACCCAGATGACCAGGCGGTGACCTTACCATACTCGTCTTCAAGTGTTACTGTCAGGCTTAGGGTCAGGACGATCGATGAAAATAAGACCTACTCTGGGGCGACGATGGTCCCGATCACCTCGGCAGTGCAGACAGTGCCTTCAAATGGTGACCCTATATTTACAGATCGGGCGGCTAGGGTTACCGCCGCGTCTGCAGGTGGTGGGCTTCTTACGACGTATGATGGGAAGGTCGTGGTAGATGCGACTGACACGTCAAATGAGTATCTTCTCATCGTTGGCACGGTCTCGTCTCCGTCAAGGGTATATGCCCTCAACTACTGCCCTATC